TACTACATTAATTGCCCGCAACTTAATGCAGGCACACATGTGGGGATTGAAAACATTCTACTACAGCCTAATTAACAAAGCAGGCAGTAAAGCAATGGCCGAAGCAACTCCCGAAGTACACTACAACGGGTTCCATAACGAAAGAGAAGTAATCGAAGACGAAGACTGCGAGGCATGTAAATTATGAGCAAACAACAATATAACCTAACCACAAAAACAGACTATCTCAATCGCAAGATGTTTCTGGATCCAGCAGGGCCAGTTACCATTCAACGCTTTGAAGAAGTAAAATATAAAAAGATTGCAGACTTTGATGCAACTGCTCGAGGATTCTTTTGGCAACCAGAAGAGATCAGTCTAACTAAAGATTCAAATGATTTTAAAGATGCTAGCGATGCAGTTAAGCATATCTTTACCAGCAACCTACTACGTCAGACAGCATTGGACAGTTTACAAGGTCGCGGACCAACACAGGTATTTACTCCGGTGTGTAGTCTCCCTGAAGTAGAAGCACTTATGTACAACTGGGGATTCTTTGAAACAAATATTCACAGTAAGAGTTACAGCCATATTATTCGTAACATTTACAATGTACCCAAGGATGTGTTCAACACCATCCATGACACTCGAGAAATTGTTGATATGGCTTCAAGCGTGGGCAACTACTATGACAAACTACACGTTATCAACTGCCGTAAAGAACTTGGACAAGAGGTCACTGAGAAGGAACACGTTAAGGCCGTTTGGTTGGCACTACATGCCAGCTATGCGCTAGAAGCTTTCCGCTTTATGGTTTCATTTGCCACTAGCTTGGCCATGGTAGAGAACAAGATCTTTATGGGCAATGGTAATATTATTCAATTGATCTTGCAAGATGAACTCTTACACAAAGGTTGGACTGCCTACATGATCAATCAAGTGGTCAAAGAGGATGCTCGATTTGTTGAGGCTCGAGAAGAATGTCATGCAGAAGTATATCAACTCTACATGGATGTCATTCGTGAAGAAAAAGAATGGGCTACTTATTTGTTTAAGTTAGGCCCTGTTATTGGACTTAATGCCAACATCCTAAAAGATTTTGTAGATTACACCGCAGTGGGTGCATTAAAAGATATTGGTATCAAGTATCTTCAGGCTGCACCAAAATCAACACCAATTCCGTGGTTCAACAAGCATACAGACACCAGCAAGAAACAAAGTGCTCTACAAGAAACAGAAAGCACAAACTATGTTATCGGCGTCATGGGAGAAAATATCGACTATGCTGAATTGCCGGCTATATAATACAGTTAAAAGGACATATCATGGAAGTAATAGTTTGGAGCAAGTACCATTGCCCTTATTGTGATCAAGCAAAAGCACTGCTGACACAACAAGGTGTTAAATTTGAAGAACGTAAAATTGGTGACGGTTACACTCGAGAAGAATTGTTAGAAGCTGTTCCAAATGCTAGAACAGTACCACAAATTGTTATCAATGGTAATGTAATTGGTGGATTTACAGAATTAAGAAAATATATCGATGAAACTGGTTTCAACGGTAGTGGATACTAATAGGAAAATATAAATGTTATTCAACAAACAAAAATTTGCAGTAGGTGACATTGTTACTATCAAGTTGCAATCTGGTGATGAAGTCATGGGCAAATTTGTAGAAGACGCTATGGGTTCAATCACACTAGATAGACCAGTGATGTTGGCCATGACTCAAAAGGGACCAGCTATGGCTCCTGTGTTGCTGACTGTGAATCCTGACAGCAAACTCACATTCAACACTCAGGCGGTGATGGTGATGGCAGAAAGTGATTCCGAAATTGGCAAACAGTATGTTTATCAAACCACAGGCATTCAGCCAGTTAGTGCTGGCAGCATTATCAAAGGATAATGTATGGCATTGCAACCAATAATATTGTCAGAAACAATCGTTGGAGAGGATTCTTCAAATCCTCTCAACGTTGTTTACCACGAAGAGTCGGGACATATTGTAATCGATTATTCTAAATATTATGAAAGAATAGCTACAGCTTTAGAAACTATAGTCACGCAAACTACCACTATCGCTGACAAACAAACTGCAATGGAAACTTACCAGAAGAGAATAAAAGAACTTAGCGAGGGAGAAGGTATTCATATGATCAGTCCTTTCGAATTGTTTAGTTTCGTTACTAGCTATAGAAGTTTGATTGAGGAAGGTAGGATATTAAAATGGCGTGAAGCCGAACCTTCTGAGAAAGATGTTGCTAAGGCTTTAAATGATCTTGGCAAATATATCGAAAAGGTACGTACAAATATTCCGAGGGGATTCTAATGCCGGGTGTATCGAGAGTTAATGCTGACACAGCGGCCGGTACCATAGTAGGGAATCTTGCTCCTACAGTATTTGTGAATGGAAACCCGATTGCTGTAAAAGGCGCCGACGTATCAGGTCATGGCAGAGGTTCCCATAGAAGTCCCGTAATGGATGGTAGTAGTTCTACAGTATATGCTAACGGCATTCTAATATGTAGAGAAGGTGATGCGGCAACCTGTGGCCATCCTGCTACTGGCAGCGGAAATGTGTTCTCCGGAACATTTGCATCCTTTGTAGTCCCTCCTGTAGTAATTGCTCCAGCAACACAAGCAGCTATTAACAGACAAACAAGTGCATATGTGGCTAATCCCGGTGCTTACAATGTTGCATCTAACGACCAGGTTAAACAAAACTTTCCGGGTACTCCACAAGGAGCAGACGGTGAGAGTTTAATTGACACTGATGTGGTACTAGCCAGTGACATTCCTTCATTGCTGTCGCAGAATCTCGACGAAGCCGGCAAGGGGATTTGGGAAGAGACAGGAATGGGCGGCCGTGCCAGCAATCCTAAAATTACAGGCATTTGGAAAGAACTCGGATATCCGCAGTCAGGGGCCTGGCTTACTGACCAAACTGCTTGGTGTATGGGATATGTAAATTGGGTTTTAAAAAGATGTGGCTACAGATTCGTACAAACAGCGTGGGCCTTTGATATTAAGAATAAAACAGCAGCATACAAAGCGATTACAATACCGTTAAATCAAGGACAGCCTGGAGACATAGCTCTATGGAGTTATGGTCATGTAAATTTTATCTATACTGCTAGTAGCGGAACATACTCTTTTGTTGGTGGTAATCAAAGCACTAAAGCAAAAAATGTCAATAATCCCTCGAGCGGGTCTGTGACAAGATCTTGGCCGAGCGGGTATCGAACACCCGGCGACAATTCCTTAATTGGAATATTTAGACCTGTTAAGGAATAGCATGAAAAAATTCTTATGGAAAATACTAGGTTTCCTTAGTTTAGGAATGGCCTATGTTGGATTAGTTACACCAGGTATCCCCTACTCAATCTTTGTGGTATTTGCAGCCTATTGTTTCAGCAAAGGCAGTGAGCGTATGCATGCTTGGATCTACAATCACAAACTGTTTGGACCGTTCTTGACCAATTGGGGCGAGAAGCGTGTGTTCCCGCAGAAAATGAAATATTTCATGTTGTTCATGATGACAACCAGTTTGATCATCATGTGGTTGACAGCGGTTCCAGTTCGTGGTATAATATACACAGCAGCGTTTATGATGCTGGTGGCAGTATGGGCTTGGAGATTCCCTAGCTCAGTTGAAGAATATGACAGCAGAAAAGCACAAGGTAAAAAAATTGGATGGATTAAATGACACCTACCTATAAGGTCACTCCGCTGTTCGGTGTGCCTTTGTACCAGACCAACGTTGGGTCATTGGATAAAAGCATGCGTGACTTTATTGAAAGTCAAGAATATGAACGCATGGCCGCCGACAACGGTGACTATACAGTGAACAAGTATATTTTAGATACTCCAGAACTTGCTCCGTTGAAAGCTAAAATTATGAAAGCGGCAGATAATTTTATCTACACAGTCTTAGACGTAAAACGCAACATGGATTTTCGCATGGAGAACAGTTGGGTGAATCGTCATTACACAGGCGACTACTCTGGACAACACTATCATGGCAACAGTCTTATCAGTGGTGTCTATTACATAGACACAGGAGTTGATACTGGTGCATTTGTCTGTCACAAAGACAAGGGCAACTATAACCTATGGACCGAAACTGTGAGAGTGGACTTCAATTATCAAGACCACGGCAACGATGCCAAGCTGAATTTCTTCAATGCCGATGCTTGGGGTTTGTATCCTGCCAAAAATGACCTAATCATGTTCCCGTCCATGATGACTCATTCGGTCGAGGAAAATCAATCGTCAAAGGTACGATACAGTTTGGCCTTTAACCTCTTCCCCCGAGGCACAGCCGGTGGTGTAATCAATACCCTAACTGTTTAAATGCAACATAGAATAACGCCATTGTTTGCAATACCTTTGTTTCAAACACATCTAGGCAATCTCAATATCATTACCAAAACTTGGTTAAAAAATCTTGAGTATCCTTATCAACGAACCGGCCACGATGGCACTGACGAAGATCTCGATGAGGGATCAAAAGGCATGTACATTCTAGATAAGCCTCAACTTAAAAATTTGCGTAAGCAGATAACAGACGCAATTGATTATTTTGTGCATCAATCGTTAGGCGTCGACGATGGTATAAAATTTGATATATCAACCAGCTGGGCCAATCGATATCTAAATGATGAACTTGTGATTAAACATAATCATAAAAATTCTATGATCAGTGGAGTCTACTATATAGAAACAACAAACAC